CATGGTTACGGGGTCATAGGCGCCACTCGTGCCTGTCGTGAAGGTCTGCGCCTTGCCGCCATACCAAATATCCGGCTGCCAAACGCCAGTGGCCGCGCCAGCGATGTCCAGAATATCAATCGCTTGGATGTTGCCGCCACGAACACGGTAGATATGAGAATGCCGCGTTGCCTTCTGGCCATCCGGCACAATCCCGAAATTGCCAGCCACCACAACGCCGGCGCCGCTCGCTGCAGCCGGCGCGGCAAAGGTGGATGTGTCCCAGGTGTTTCCCGCAATGTTGTGCGTATAGACGAAAGCGGAGCCGGTGAAGAGCAGGATTTTATCGTCATCATACTCAACCACGAATTTGGCGCTTGACGAAGGCGTGACTGTCCAAGCGGGCACCGTGAACACGCCGGTGGCGCCGCTGGTGTGGGAAGTGATCCTGCGTCGCTGGCCTGCCGCAGTGACGTTCACCGTGTCTTCCACAATCCTGATCTGAAAATTCCGGTATTCATCAGCCAAAAGACCGGCAGGCATACCACTGCCGGTGATGCTGGTTGAACTCGCCGCCGTGGCCTGGATACAGTTTTTGCCATTAGCTGTTGCGCCGCCGTTGACAAAGCCTGAACCCGGCACCCGATTATGCGGCACATAATCTTCGCTCATGTGGAACAGCGCGCTATCGATCGCGACCGCAAGATTGGTGACGCCAAGGTTCCCGCTTACCGTATTGGTCGCCGGGTCATAGTATTTCCACTGGCCAGCCGTCGCGGTGCCGGGGTTGAGCATATACACCCGGCCTGACCGGATTTCATAAGAAGACCCCACAACCGGCGTGAAGGTCAGCGGCGCAGATAGTTCCACAATCGGCTGGACGCCGCCCGTGTTGCCGATAATCTTGCGCGTTTCCACCTTGCCGCTGCCGCCCGCGCCGTTGTCAATGACGCGGATTGTGTAGCCCTGCATATCGCCGCGATTAGCCAGCGCGTTCGCAGGGGCGACAATGCCGATAGTCAGCGTACCCGATGTCGCGCCCGCATTCAAGCAGGCGAAAGTATAAGTCGTGCCAGACGGAACAGATACAAGCGTTACCATCCCCAATGGGATCGCCGCCAAGTCCGAAGACACCGCAACCACAACTTGCTGCCCGATTGCGAAACCATGCGCCGCAGCCGTGGCGACAGTGGCGACGGCGCCACTGCGCGTCCAAGTCGCGGTTGAGTATGGGACGTTATTGAAAAGCCCGTCGAGCGGAATTAATGAAGCCGTCGCGCCTGACAGAATTTTGGACCTTGGGCCGTGCGAAGGCGCGAAAACGGCGGCTGATCCAGCACCAAACGTCCCGGCCAAGTTCGGCGAGGTCAACGGAACAAAGTCGTTGGTTACAGGGTCCAACCGATCCAGAGCACTCGCGCTCCGCAACATGAAAATGCTTTTCATGCGGTCTCCGTCTGTGTTGGACAGATCGTAAGCCAAAGATACGCCGGCAGACGCGCCGCCAATCGCGGGCGCTCCGGGACGCCACGCCGGTTGATCCATGACGCTTTTAAAATCGAGTATCGTTGTCATTCTGCGGCCTCATAACCTTCAAGGGTTGCCAAAACGACCGGAAGCGATCCATCATCTGGGTAGAAAACAAATTCCCATGGATGGACGTCCCGCGTTTCGCCTGGGTGGGCGTAAATCAGGGCTCGGCCTGTATTCTGCGGCATCACTGTGCCGGTCTGGCCTTCGGGCGATCTGTATTTCATGTGATCCTCGCGCGCACAGTCAAAGCCCAAGCCTGCATCATGTTATCCAGCACTAGGCTGTTCGCCGCGACGCCGCCCACTTGGCTCATGTTCGTCACCGTCGAAACAGTACCGAGCGTGCCAGATGCGATGGCTATCGGACCAGCGTTCACATTCGGCGGAATATAAACCCGCATCGCGCCCACCGATGGATCGAAGGACATCGGTCTTGCGATCTCCTTCAGCGCAGCGATCAGCGCCGCGCTTTCCGCCGCGCCGAGCGCGATCACCTGACGGTGCTTGCCATCCGGTTGCTCAAGCGTTTCAACAACTTCCCCAGTGCCGGGAAGGGTTACGTTATCACCCATGCTCATGCACCCTCATTTTTCACTCGGCGATTGTCGCGCGATCACAGCGCGAACCAGCCAGACGCATTGACCGTGATATTAATGTCCCCACCATTCGGCGTAACCGGCAGGCCCGTGACGCCCGCATCATAAAAGCCAATCAACCGCGAAGTGCCGGGCGTGCCCGTATCAATGTAAAGGATCAGCGCTTCCGAAACATCGCCGGTCACCGCCGTGAAGGAAGGATCGGCGCTATCGAATACGCCATTGGTGAAGGTTTTGCTGGCCAGGTTGCCGCTGGTCGCCACGCGGCCGCCTGCCGCCACATCGGAAAGGAATTCATGCGCGGCGGAATAGGTGTAATCCGCCAAATCCACCAACACCGCTTTGATGTTGCCGCTGGAAAGGTTCACACCGCCTTGCAGCGCCTGTTCCTTGAATTTCGGGTAGAGTGCGTTTGCCATGGCTCATTTACCTTTCGGATGCCGTTCGAGATAAGAAGTGAGTAGGTCGAGCCCGCGCGTGCCCATGGCACCGGCCAGGCCAGCCGCGCCGGCAGTGATGAAGATCGCCCAGGAATCCGCTTTCAAGGCCGGGTCCAGCCACACCGCAGCCGCGGCGGCGATAACGCCAAGGGCCGCACCCACGAAGGCTTCAATCACCAGCCGCCAACCACGCGCGCCGCCCTGTGCAGCGAAGGCCACGCGCACAACCGCGCCCATGCCAGCCGCCGCCGCCGCGACCTTGGCGATGAAGCCAAGCGAATCATCAGACATGACGGAATTCCTTCGGGATACAGGATCAGATCGGCGGCTTCAGCCGCGCGGAAACGCCAAGCCAAAGGCCAACGCCAGCGGCCAAAGCAGCCGCGATGAACAGCCGTTCATGCCCGCCCGCGATGGCAACCACCAAGGCCGCACCAGCGGTGACGAAAAGTGCATCCTGCACGCAATCGCGCGCATTGGCCCAGCTGCGGGCTTGCAGGAAGTCAGGCACTTCCTTGCCCAGCGCATAGCCCAGCGCCGCCACAGCAAAAGCCCAACCGGGCGCCAGCACAAACAGCAGGCCACCCGCCAACACCGCGCCGATCAGGGCGTGCGCCATTTGCCCAGCAGCCCAGGTGAACCAACTGTCACGCTGCGCCGATGGCGTATTGAGTTCGGCCAGGATCAGGCGGAGCGCTTGCATCAGGCGCTAATCGCCGCGGCCGCGATGAACATCTGGTCAAGCTGCGCGTGAGTAAGCCCAAGCTGCGCGCCGAGCGTGGCAATAAGCTGGCTGTTGCGCGGGAATATCGTGGTGTATTCCCACGCCTGCCATTCCACCCCGCCAAGTGCGCGCAGCGTATCATCCACATCTTGGAACAGGCTGCGGCCATCAGCACTGCCCGGCATATTCATCAGCAGGGCGCGGGCTTGGAAATTTGAGACTTCATGCGGTACCGCCCGCCGATCAATGTCTGCCGCCTTAACTTGGTCAATCGTGATCATGGCTTACCCTCCTGCCGAATTGGCCGAAGCCTGTTCCGCAAACCACGCATCAGCGCCGATGCCATGCCCATCCGGCGCGCTAAAATCAGCGGTCCAGGCATCGCGGTATGTGCGATCTTGCGGGATGGCGGATGCCGGAATGATGCGAAAGGCCACGCCCGCAGGCACGTCCTTTCGCGCGATTTCTTCCAGCGGAATGCCGCAACTTGGCGCGGGAAGGATTACCGCGATGCCACCTTGATCGTTAGGGTAGATGATCGCTCGCATGTTCATTTCTCCTTAGCGAAAAATAGCAGCAGTGACGTAATTTGCATCAAGGACGCCACCCGCGAAAGTCAATGCCTGAACCCGCACTGAGCCTGTTGCCGGGGCCGCGTTATCCTGGATTCTCAAGGCACCGCCCCCAGAGGTGTGCCCAAGCAAACCGGCTACCGCATAATCCGCATCAGGCATCGCAGTAGTGAAGTTGATCGTGTAATCGCCCGTGCCATTGTCCGTGATGCTGCTGACATTGCCGGAAGCGCGAATGGCTGGCGTGCCGGTGCCGTTGAAATTCACCCAAGCGCGACACTTGAAATCTGGCAATAACGTGCTGCCGCCAGGAATTACGGAAAGCTGCGAACCATCCGCCGCGATTTCCTGCCGCGCCACGCCGTTGGTCGCAAACTGGATGCGATTAGCGCCAGGTGAAAGCGCGCCCGTGTCAGTGTCGCCGGAAAACGCCAAGGAAGGTGCCGCTACGCTACCAAGCGGCACAATCATCACACCAGAAGCCCGCGTATAGCTTTCAATCACCCAATTCCCAGACCCCAGCGACCGCGCGACAGCCATATCCCCCGCAGCCGTGGTGATGTTCGCCGCGCCCGGCAGGATCAAGCTGGTGGCATTATGTGTCAGCGTCAGCGTCGCCGCGAAGGCCAGGAAGCGCCGCGTGCCCGCCGCCACCGTGCCGAAGCTGGTGATGCTCGTCGTGCCGGTAATCCGCACATTCGGCGAAGCCGATGCGCCAATATCCGTGGTGGCGGCGCTGGCAATATCCACTGGCGCGAAGGAACCCTCCGCTACCGTGAAGACATTAGTGGTGACATTCAGCCGGCCAATTTCAATCCAATCCGCCCCGTCATACATCTTGAGCGTCCAAAGGCTGGCTGATGGCGTGTCATCATCCAGCCACATCAGGCCCGCGATAGGCGCCGGCGGGGAGTTCGGCCCCTTCATGCTGCTGCCCAGCGCAGCCAGGGCATTATTCGCGTCCGCTCGGAACGCCGCGCCGGAACCATTATCCAGAATCAAATCATGCTGGGGCATTAGACCACCTCATCCGCTGCCACGCGAAGCTGCGTGACCTCGATGTTGAATTCGGGTTGATAGGAACGAAGCTGCGCGCGGAACTGAAAGGCCCGCGCATTGAATTCACCACTGTCCAGGCGCTGCCAAGCGGACCAGGTGGGCGAACCAGACGGGTTGTCATTGGTGCGGCGCGCTTCAACCCAGGCGTCTGCTTCGCCACCAAACACACCGTCAATTGCGCCCCAATCATCAATATCGGAAACGCGCTGATCAATGTTGGTGCCGAAGGACGCGACAGAAGCCAGGATATGCGCTGAAAGCCGGATGGGCTTCACCGTGCCCAGGTCAATGCCGCCGCTGAAAGCATAGCTGCCGCTGGGCTTGGTCAGGCCCATGCCATCCACATCCGGGATGGCATCCACAGATGCCGCCGCGTCCCAGTTTCCATTGTTGTCCAGCTTCAGCACGCCGCCGGTTGCCAGCGTATCGGTCTTGGTGCCGGCAAAGCCCGCATCTTCCTGCACGCTGGTGACATTCGCGAAAGTCAGCGCCGTGGCCTGGATGGATTGAATGGATGCAACCGCGCCGTAATTGCCGCCAGCATCCACCGCGCGGATGAAGTAGGTGCCAGCGCGCAGCGGTACCGGCGCATAGGTCGCTTCACCATTCAGCGCCAGGCCAAGGCTGGTCGCACCGGCCCAGGTGGGGCTGGATGTGCTGGGCGTGTGGCGAATTTCAAATCGCCCACCGATCCGCACATCCAGTTCCGCGTGCCGATCCCAGCCGAGCCAAGCAAAGCCACCAATGGCCTGCAGGTTCAGGTTGGTAACTGCCACAGGCGGCTGCGCTGCCAGCCCGCCAACCGAAAACCGCAGATTGGCCCATTGGCCTTCCGCCGCCGCCGTGACGGCGCGCACCCGGAAATCATAGGTGCCATTGGCCAGGTCCAACACCTGCGCTGGCGAAGCCAGCACAGGCGGGGCGGATTGAAAGGATGCGGCGCCTTCCAGCGCGTACTGCACCTGGTATTCGCGGATAAAAGGGTTTTCAGGTTCCAGAAAATCCAGCGCGACAGCGGTGCGCACGCCCGCGCCGTCCCGCGTGGCGTAAAGGCTTTCAGTGGCCGCCAAGCCCTTCGGCGCCGCGACATTCAAAGGGCTGATCAGCGTGGTATCGGAAACCACCGGCGTATTTGCGGCCGCATCCCAGGTCCAGGCATAGGATGCCGCCTGTTCTTCCTGCATAATCAGGCTGATCAGGCCGCTTTCCGGGCTGAAGGACCAGGACATGATGCGGAAGGGCTTGGCCACCCAGCCCAGATCAGGGATGGTCAGGGCCACCACCTGCCAGACAGACAGGTCCAGGCTAGCGTAGCGAAAGCTACCCTTAAACATGATGGATTGACGCGCCCGCAGCAGAAGCTGCTTTGCGATGCGCTGGGCGCGCGTGGCGTCCAGCACGAAGGGCAGATCAATCTCACGCCAGATTTCTTCGCCATCTTCCGTGATCAGCGCCGCCGATTGCTGGGGCGGAAATTCGGAAGATTGCCAGAAGCGGCCAGGGTCAATGAAATTGCCGCGCACGGAATTGAACAGGTCCCGCCGCGGGGGCTTGGTGGTGACCTCGAAATCACCCGCCATGTCAGAAGGCGTCAGCGTGATGGCCGGCGCGTTATAGGCACCGCCATAGATGCGATACTTGCCCGCCACGTAAACCAGCGCCCCGCCACCAGGCGCCAGCATTTTCTCAATCACGTCAATCGGCGCTTCATCCAGCGTGAAGCTGCCATCAAGCGTGTAGCGGCTTTGTGTTTCCGTGCCGGCCTGGTTCAGCGGCACCGCTTCATCGGCAAGGTTGGCAGCGGCGATGAAGCTGGGCAGGTCAATTTCATCATCCGTCGCGGCCAGGCCGTATTCGGCCTTCAGATAGTCCAGGATGCAAAGCGCCCAATTATTCGCGTAAGCCGTGGCATTCGTGCGCGGGTCCAGGATGGCGCTTTTGCCGGTGACTTCCGCGCTGATATTGGGAATGCCATAGGGGAACAGATCGGCATTGAAGCGCATGCGAAAGTAGATGTAGGTGATGCCCGCCAGCTTATCGGCGGCAGTCCAGCCATCCGGGCTATTCGCCACTAGGTCAGCGTCGGCGCTGGTCTGCGTGCCAAGGTAGCGCTTGATATACACGTTATTGGCGAAGCGCCCGGCTACCACCAGGCCATTCACATCAATCTCCGCCGCCGGGATGCGCGTTTCACCAAGCCAGATGGCGTCAATGCTTTGGGATTGGTGATCCGCCAGCGGGATCACCAGCATTATCCATTCCTTCTGCGCGCCGTAGCTGGCGGCATAGATCAGCGGGCCGGATACGCGGGCGCGGCCATAGATGATGCGGCGGGGTTCGGATGCGCCGCGCAGCAGGCGCTTTGCGTCTTCCTGATTAAGACTCGGCCCCGCCCGCTTTTTTTTCTCCATAGAATCGACAATGCGGTTCCCACCATACGCCACAAGGCTTCCAACTGCGGCGCCGATCATGGCCGCGATTGGGTACGGGACACCGATATATACCAGAGCCGCAGTCACCGCGACGGTAACCACCGCCGCGACCACCGCAACAACAATCCGCGCCATGGCCTAGACCCCCCAAGCCATGGTGGCGCGGCGCAGCGGCACGAAGGCCAAGCCGCGCGCGCCAGGGGCTGCGATGTGCGGGCCGGTCACCACACCGCACACCAACTGATTCTCAAGCCCAATCAGCGCCACATCGCCGCGCTGCGCGCCCGCCGGCGGCAATTCCGGAGCGCCGAAGGCCGCCATAACGCGCGGCAGGAAGGCAGTGATGCCACCTTCCCCCATCAGTGCTTCAGCCTGCGCTTCATTCACGTAGCGGCCACGATAATCGGCCAGGAAATCCCGCCCCGTCATCGCCAGCACCGCATCAGCCGCCAGCACGCAGCAATCATTCACCGCCCAATCGAAAGGCATATCGCGCCGCGCCTCAATGAAGGCGGCCAGCCTTTCGGGCCAATCGGGCAAGCGGGCGGCGCGGATCATCCCGTGAAGCTCCGCGCTGGCCAGATGATTTCCTTTTCCGTGGTGGCGGACAGGAACCGGAAGCTGCCATCGGCGGGATCACGCCGGCGCTGTTCATCATCCGTGAAGCGCAGAATGCGCGGGCGGTCCCAATCCGCCAGCCGGTTTTCCAGCCGGCATGTCACGCTGGCTTGCGCGCCCAAGGCAATGTCAAGCTGATCCATCCGGCCACGAAACACCACCAAAGGCGTGCCGATCACCTGAAAGGTGGCGGGGTCTAGCTGCACTTCCCAGACCGTACCCTTCCGGCCCTGATAGGCTTGGCCCAGCGCATAGGCCACCGCATCACGCGGCACGCCGGAAAGCTTCACCACCAGGCCATAGGCGCGCAGCTCCGCGCTTTCTTCCGCCACGCTGATACTGCCAAGCTGCCCCACACCGGGGAAGGTGTTGCCGCCGATGGTGATGCTGTCATGCCCGCCATGGAAGCGCGCAAAGCCATCCGGGAAATCCAGTTCCACCGCCACCGTCCGCGCCACCTGTTCGGCGCTGGCGGCGGCTTGCTGGGCGACCGAAAGCCCGCGCGTCATATCAGCGCTTCCCGCATGGTGATGGTGACCTGGCCGAAGCTGGGCGGGCGGATATTCAGGCTGGGCGCTTCATCCTGTGGCAGCATGAAGGCGCCGATTGGCGCGGTGATTTCCACCGCGGCGCCATTGTTGCCCGCGCGCCGGATGGGCGGGCTGATGGTCAGGGCTGCGATGCCGGAAACATTGGCCGAGGCATCCGCCACCACCTGGTGCAGCCGCTGCCTGCCGGCCGAATCCACATAGGAAAGCCAATCGCCCGCGCGCATCACCTGCACGCTTGGCGTCCAGCCCGATGTTGAAAGCACTTCGCCAGATTGGCCGGCGCCATTGATCACGGGCACACCGCCCCCCGTGGCGCGGCGCGGTGACCAGATGGGCCCATAAGTAAAACGCCCAGCCCGGCCACGCAGCCGCGCCAGAAAGGCCGATAATTCGCGCCGATCATCCGGCGAAAGGGTTTGCCAGGTGACCGTAAATTCCCAGCGCGCGCCCGGCATTTCCAGCGTTTGCATGGTGCCATCAAAGGGGCTTTCATGCGTTTGCGTCAGGCCGATCAGCTTTTCAGCAGCCTCCGAAGGGGCGCGGATGGTGGGAAAGGTCAGCACGGGCATCAGCGGCGGCCCATGATCTTGGCGGCATTCCCGCCACGGTTCACCGCATCCAGCATTTCCGCCTGAGCCTGCTTTGTCGCGATGGTGATGGCCGCGCGGATTTTCTGATCAACAGCCGGGTCTGCGCCGCGCGCGTCAATCGTGATGGTCTGGTTGATCACCACGCCACCCTGCCCGCCGCCACCCGCGCGCACGCCCAGCTTGCCATCGGCGCCGCGCTGCAAGGGCATGATGGCTTCCGGCCCGGCTTCCCCCATTAGCCCCATACCGCGTGCCATCGGGAACATGGTGGGGGAGGATACAACGCCGCCATTAGCGAAGGGGATCACGTTGCCGCCCCAGAAGGCGTTGCCATTGGCGGAGGGTAGCGGCGGACCAACCGCGGATGGGGAAGAATAGATTTGAACGCCCTGCGAATTTCCAGGAGCAGACGCACTGAAGCTGCCCATAATGGACTGCATGCCGCCCGAAACCGCATCTGCAATCACTCTACCAGCCGGGCCGGTCACCGCCGTGCGCAGGATGATGCGCGCGATGTCCCGTTCCAGGGATTGCAGAACCTCAGAAAACCGCTTGCCATCCAGGATCGCGTCTTCAAAGGCGCTGCTGAAGCTCATGCCCATCTGCACACCCATACGGTCTGTGCGTTCGGTCTGCTTTTCCGCGCGTTCCAATTCATTCGCGAAGCGCTCTGTGGCGCGGCTGAGTTCTTCCGTGGAAAGCGCGCGCACGCGCGTGCCATTGACTTCCACGCCCTGGGCTTCCGCTTCATTCAGCCGATCTTGCAGGGCGGCCAATTCTTCAAGCTGGCGCTGATAGCGTTCATACGCGGTTTCATTCGCGCGCAGCAGGGATTGCTGTTCGCGCAGCGTTTCCGCGAAGGGGTCGCGGCCTGGGGCCGCTGCGCGCGGGGCACCACCGCCGCCGCCACCGCCACCCTGCCCAGGGAACCGGTAACCAGGCGGCAAAGGCGGGCCGTAAGGCTCATTGGGATTTAGAATCTGCCTGGCTTGCTGGCTCAGTCTTTCTTCCTGCAGGCGCAGCCTTTCCAATTCGGCACGGGCGCCTTCAATCGCCTGCCGTTCTTGCGCGATCATGCTTTCGACAGTTTCGCCGGTTTGCCCCTGGGCCGCGGCAACCGAGCCAGACCGAATGGCGCCACGGCGGCCAGGCGCGGTGCCAGTATTGCCCTGCTGCAACTGGCCAATTCGCGCTTCTGCAGCGCCTATGGTGCTTTCCAGGCGCACGCGCTGTTCGGCAATACTCATGCCGAAGATCAGACGGTTCAAGCCATCAATCACGCTTACAATCGCAGGCGCTACCGTCACGGTCAGGTTATTGGCAAAGGCCCGGAAGCTGGATGTCAGGGCATCCATTTTGTCGCTGGCCTCACCCGCCTTCGCAATCATTTCAGGCGTGGCAATAGTGCCCATGCGCAGCATTTCCGCCGTCACATCAATTAGGCCCTGGCGCCCCTGCGAAAGCATGGGGATGAATTTCTGACCAAGACGATCACCCATAAGGGACGTTGTGGCAGCCGCCTTTTCAGTGGCGCTATCCATATCCTTTAACTGCTCGGCCAGATCACCAAGCACCGCTTCTGTCGCGCGGCCGCTGCCATCCGCATTTTGAAAGGCGACACCCAAACGCTGGAAGGATTCAATCGCGGCCTTATCACCCTGCACCGCATCGGCAATCTTGCGCGTAAGCGCGGCCAATCCGCGCTGCAATTCTTCCGTGCTGAGACCCGTTGTAATCGCTGCCTGGCTCAACGCCTGCAAGGCGCCGGTGCCAACCCCGACTTGCTCAGCTATTTCACCAATGGCATCCACGGCACTGAGCGCATTCTTGGTGAAGGCAGTTAGCGCGCCCACGGAAATCCCCGCCAGCACCGGCCCAAGCAGCGAAAACGCCCGCTGCGCCACCTGTGCGCCCTGGGCCAGCTTGCCCATTTCGCGGTTGCCAGCTTCGCCCACATCACGCAGGCCCTGCTTGACTTCCAGCGCGCCATCCATACCAAGGCGGATCGCAACCCTATGCTGAGCTTGCGCCATCGGTTGCCTCCTTCTTATTGCTGGCCTGCGCCATGCCGGTGCGGATCGCGACCAGCATCTGCGCTGCTGGCCAACCTGAAACACCGCCTTCGCGCATCAGCGCCAAGGCGGCCGAAATATCCAAAGAAAGCCCGTTCATATCGGCCTGGACGCAGCCCATGGCGGCATGCCAGGCGGTGAAGCCTTCCGCCGATTCTGGCGAATTAGCTTCATAAGGGCACTTGTCGCCGCAGCTTTTTTCAAGTGCGGCGCAGCCTTTACAATATGCGGGACCGGCGCCGAAGTGCCATTCAGCGCGGGCCCTTAGCCGTTTCCCTCAGCACTCACTACCTGGATGGGGCGCAGCGCCGCATCCCAAAAGGCGCTGGCCATGGCTTCAATATCCATCAGCCGTTCCGCCGCATCGCCGGTCAGGGGCAGCGGCGCATCATCTGGCCCCACCACACCTTCCCAGGCTTCAATGGCAAAGCGCGCCAGGGCCTTGGCCATCAGCACGAAGGCCAGGCCGCGGCTGATGTCGGGGTCCAATTCACCGCCGGCGGCTTCCGCCGCCTCCCGCCCCAGCCGCGCGGCGCGGTGCTGCGCGGCGGAAACAATGGCCGTGGTGACGGGCTTGATCCGCACGCGCACGCCATGTGGCAGATCAGCCCAGAAGGGTTCAACCGGCAGGTCCAGTTTAAGCATAGACAGTGCCGGCCTGGTTGTTGCGCAGCACCACCGTCATGGCGCGGGTAGCCGTGGCGTTGAAGGCCGCGCGGAAGTCAAACGTGGCTTCTACCCCAGATGGGCCGGCGATTGGCGTTTTCGCCAGCGCCAGATACACTTCATGCACGGTGAAGGTCAGGCTGGTGTTCGCGTCAATCGTATAGGCGAAGGCAAATTCAGCGCTGGAACCATTATCCGCCTGCGTCAGCAGCGTGGTGTTTTCAAAGCGCGTGGTGACTTGGCCGGTAACCAGCGAAACGCCGGGATCAATACCTTCCAGCTTGCGATCCGCGCGAATGGTGCGGACCATTTCCATGTTGTTGTTGAAATTCAGCCGCGCGCCAGTCACCTGCGCCAGGGCCGAGCCACTGCGGCTGATGCTGCCCTGGTGTTTGCTGAAGCGCGTATAAGCCGCGCTGGTCGGCGTGCCGGCGGCGGTTGTGCCCGCGCGGCTGCTGCCCTGCGCCATCAGGCCAATCGTGGCCTGGGCCGGGCCGGTAGGGCTGAAATCAATATCAAGGCTGCCCGCGCGGGCACCCACGGCGACTTCGAAGGAAGGCACATCAGGATGCGCGATTTCAATGGCCTGGGAAGGCAAACTGGCCGCGCCGGAAGCAAAAGTGTGTATGAAGTTCGGGTTGCTGCCTGTGGTGGTCGGCGCGCCGAACAGCATGCGCAGCCAGTGGCCGATATTGATCACGTCAATCGGCACCACGGCATTGCCCTGCACCGTCACGGTATCCTGAAACGGCGCGGCGGAATCGCGGTTATTGCCTACCGCCAGAACGTCAGACTGGATCAGGGGCTGTTCCGCGCCCAGGTCAATAGACATGAACGGCATGCGCAGCCAGTTACCACCTGGCGCGGTGCCATAGGTGGCTTCCTTGATCATGTGAATGCGCCCATTGGCGCCAATGGCACGCGGCATGGCAGAATCCTTCCGGTCAGGAAAGCGGCGTTTCGGCCGCGGTGAATTGCAGGGTCACGGAAAAGCGCGCGGCACGGAGCGCGGCGGCGCCTTCAAATTCAATGTCTTCCAGATCGGCGGTGCCGACCTCGGCAAATTCCACAGCACCGCCCAAGGTACGGTTGGCGGACACGCCAGCGGACAAAGCCACCAGCAGCGCATCAATCGCCGTGGCGCGGGCGGCGGCGGTTGCACCAGCGACCACCACTTCCACTTCGGCGGCGTGTTCGATGTGGTAGCGCAGCGGAGACATGATGGCTTCAGAAGTCACCACTTCCCCATCCCGCACCACCACCAGGCCGCCAGCGGGCAGGCTTTGCGGGTAGGGTTCATTGCGCAGCACCACGGGCTTGGGCGCGGGCCGGGCGGCGGCGGATGCGGTAATCTGCGCCACCAGCGCGGCAATCGCCGTTTCACGTGCGGACATTTGCGCGGACCTCCCTATCCCATTCGGCGACAAAGCGGCCCGGGATGCGCGCGGCGGCTTGTTCGGCGGGCTTGCGAATATCCAGGCGCTTGGGCAGTTTCACGGCGGGCGTCAGGATGAACATGGGCACCATGCCCTGCGCCAGCAGCCGCCTAAGCCATGGCTCTCTCGCCTCTGCAAAGTTACCTTCACGCCGCTTGCGCTCTCGCCCCGTCGCCACTTTGGTCAAGCCACCCGCGATCAAGTATTTCCTGTTCACGCTGACGCGATTGAAATTTTCCGATTTTGCAACAGGCAGGCACCAAAGAAAGCCAGCGCTCCCTCTCATGGGACGCAGAAAAGCTTTTTTGCTTGACACCATTTGCGCTGGCGTCACGCGCATTCCTTGCCGCCCACGCTTACGAAAGCCCTGCACCAAATTTAGGCGCGTCGGGATTGCCAGAAACTTCTTCCCACCCTTGGGCCGAATCATCGCGCCTTTGTCGAAGGCATCAACAATGGCCGGCACCTTGGACCAGACCAACCCCGCCGCGCCCAGGCTTGGCCTGCGCGGGAAGGTGCGCGCGCGCCAGGCATTGCCAAGGCCGCGCCCCTTGGCACCGAAAGCGGCATTGACCTGGCCACGCAAATCAAGCTGCAGCCGGCGCGTTTCTTCACCCATCACGCGGGAAGCAGCGCGCGCGCCGCCCTCCGCTTCCAGCTTCATGTATTCCGCGATATCGCCTTTGACCTGCGCCACAAACTTCATCGGCGGCACATCACCTGCCAAGCGGTTTGCGTGACATCACGCATGGGCTGAGACACCACAGTCAATTCCGCACCACCCGCCAAGGTGAAGACATCACCAATGGCCACATCCGGCAGATCAGCCACCGCCACGGAAAGCACATCGGTCGCCTGCACAATGCCGGTGCCGAAGGCTTGTTCCGTTGCGTCTGGCGCGGTGCGGATGGCGCGCAGGGCAACACCTGGCCCACTGCCACCCGCGTAATACGTCACCGCTTCCGCCATGTTTGCATCCGCGACAAGCGCGGCCATGGCGGTAGCGAAGGCGTTCATGATTAAGCAGCCAGCGCGTTCGGCTGGCCGAGCTTCACCAAAATGTCAGTATTGTCGGCGCCCGCATTGGCAGCAAGGCCCACATGCCAGCCGATGCAGCGGTTGCTGGTGGCCGTAGTGGTCACGCGCTTGGCAGTGTCATCCCAGAATACGCGGACGCCAGCATTGATGGTGCCAGTGGCCTTGCGCAGCGTAAACACGCCTTCGGTATAAAGCACCGCAGGCGCGCCGGAAGCCGCATCGGCTGCCACCACCCCAAACATATCACCCAACAGCAGGCCCTGGCCGGCGGCAAGGATGGCAGGAGCGGTGATGTCAATGCCATCGCCCGCCTGAACAAAATTCTTCATCTACATCACTCCTTTACAGGAAAAATAGGGAAGCCCCGGGCGCCCCATGCGCCCAGGGCCATCAAGATTATGCCGGCGCAGCGCCCGCGTTGAAGAAGCCGCCGCGGAAATCAATGGCGCCAACCGCGAAGTCATGCACCACTTCAACCACCGTGCCATCCACACCCATGGGCTGGCCCACGCGCACCTGCGGAACTTCATTGTCGCCCACATAGCCGTACACATAGACCGGCGCGGCGGCGGGGTCGGCAAACAGATACCAGCGGTTGTTCGGGATATTGGCATCCGACACCACTTCAAAACGGCCCGCGAAGGGGTTGACGTTGCCAGGCGCGGCGGGGACCACCGTGGAAGACGCGAATTTCGCCGCCACGAATTCCTGAATGACCGAACACACCAAATAGCGCGGCTGGATATTCAGCTTCAGGCCATCCAAGCTGGACTGCGCCTTGATGGCATTGAAGCCAAGGCCGAGCGCCACATCCGTCACCGCGCTGGCGGTGCCCGCCTTATTGTTGCGCGTGCCGCCAGCGGCAAACACCGCCGCGCTGCCTTCGGCCAGCGTCGGGCCGTCACCGGAAGCGGTATTCACCACGCCATAGGCCGTGGCGTTTTCCCAATCCGCAATACGGCGGCCGATCATGGTGCCGAAGTCAGTAAAGGCGCCAAGATCATCATTCACCAGCATCTGGCGCGTGACAGCCACACCGCGGGCAAAAGTGCCAGGCGTGATCTGTTCGCGCTTTTCGCTGACAGTGCCGCGCTTGATTTCGCCGCCCTCACCCAAAGCCTGCAGAGACGGGAAATCACCCGCCGTCAGGAATGAATGCGCCTTGAAATCATTGAAGCGGCGACGGGCGAAGAACGTCCGATAAGAAGGGGACGCAAGCGCATAGCCCGCTTCCAGCATTTTATTGCCAGCATTGGCCAGCAGCAGCGGGAAGTCAGACGAAGTGTGAAAGGCGCGGGCGATCAGTTTTTCACGGTCACGGGAAGAAACCCGTTCACCGCGCGCCTGCGCCAATTCAATCAGCATATCGGAAGGGCGAAGGCCCACGAAGTTGCGCCACTGGCCTTCACCCGCCTTGCTGGCGACCGCGGGCATGTGGCGGGCAGCAATGGCAGTCGCCATGGCGTCGACGATATTGGCCGGGTCTTCATAAGAACGGCCGATTTGGCTCACCGGACCAGGCTTCAGGGCCGGGCGGGTTTCATCAGCCGCCACAATGGCGCCGAACAATTCGGCACGCAGCCAGGCCGCGTCATGGTCACCGTTGATGGCGCGCGCCTTCAGCGCATTGACCTGGGTTTCATCCAGCCCTTGGGAACGCGCCAGACGGGCGGGTTCTTCCAGGCTTTCAATGCGCGCGCGTTCCTGCGTGCGCACCGCACTGACATCAACCGCCGCGGCGGCAGATGCCACATTATTGTCGCGCGCCTGCTCGGCGGCGGGGACCGTAGTATCGGCCATGCTCTCTCCTTCGCGCCTAGGCGCGTTGTTGCCTTCTGCCGTGGAAGCGGCACCGGCCGCACGCACCTGCGCGCTGGCATCGGCCGGGATAGGGACAAGCGAAATCTCGAACGGGGTCCACTTCTTGGCGGTGCGGACCAACACATCATCCGGCCCACGCGATTCCTGCCAGTCTTCATCAGCAACCACGTAGCCGACAGAGACATTGCGCAGGATGCCATCGCGCACATCATTCAAGATGGGCTGGACTGCATCGCGCCCAGAAAAGCGCACCTGGGCGCGGCCTTCGCCATTCATGATCCAGGCGCGTTCAACCACGCCGATCACATCACCCAGATCATACTGCCCATGCGTATTCAGCAGCGGTGCGCCACCATTCAGCCGGGCCAAATTCACCGCTTCTTTAGTCATGGCTAGTTCTTCAATGAAAGGCTGGCCACTGCGCCAATCGGTGCGGTGCACACGGGCGCCCGTACTCCACACCAGTTCCACCGTGCGGGTATCCGCATTGAAGGTGCTGGGCGCAAAGCGCGCTTCAAGCCGCGGCACTTCCGCAGTTTGCATTTCAGTCATTCGATTTTCCTTCAGGCTTGCGCGGCGTCATCTGCCGCAAGCTGCACCGCCGCGTTTTGCTTGGCATCCTGCGCGCCACCGGATTTGGCAACATAGCGCGGGTCAGTATCCAGAATGACGCCAAGCTCCTTGGTTTTCTTGTTCGCCTTGGCGATCTTCGCCATGACGTCATCGAAGTTCGAACCAAACATGCCAACCGCTTCATCTTGGCTGATGAAGCCAGCGCGCACCTGCGCGATCAGCGCGGCGGTATCCTTGCTGGGGTCCACCATTTCCGGCGCAGGCGGCACATGGAAAGGCGCCAGATAATCGGATGGGAACAGCCCCAACAACGCGCCCTGCGCATGGAAGCGACGCGCCACGCGGCTGATCAGCATGGGGACCAGCATGGTGTATTGCACTTGTTCCAGCAGCCGGCGGAATTCAATCTTGCCCGCGCGCAAGCTGGAATAATTTGCCTGCGACAGATCGCCCGAAACCTGGTCATAAGTCAGGCCAGCGCCAACCGAAATAGCTTCCAAATGGCGCCTGGCGTACCCGGCGTGATCGCCGCCGCCCGATGGGTTCACCGTTTCAATGGTGCCGCCGCCGCGCCGGTACAAAATCTGCTGCGGTTCCAGATATTCAACCTTATTCCCGGACGCGTCTTGCAACACTTCGCCGGAAACCGATTCTTCGTCATCGCCGGTCACCACCAGGGCAAGGCAAGCTTCCACAAACGCCTTCTTCAGCAGGGCCGATTCGTATTCGCTGAGATCGCGCAACTGCCACAGGATCGGCGCCAGCCAGGACACATCGCGCAACTGGCCAGGGCGCCGGCGGCGATAAAGGTGGATCAGGTCTTCGGCGGGCACGCGGATGCGCTTGGCATGGGCGCGGCGCAGCAGGGGGAAATCATCATCATCTTCGCGCAGGTGGAAGGCGACCTTGCGGCCCCTTTGGTTGACTTCCACGCCCTGGATAATCCGGTTTCCATTTGGCGCCATGCCGGTGTGGTGCCAATCCAGCCGATCCGCCTCCAGCACCTGCAACGCCAAGCCCACCGGGTTATCGGCGGAAGGGCGCACGCTGCGCATCCAGATCAGGCTTTCGCCGCTTTCCACAACGGCGCGAAAGGCCAAAGCCTGCAGGCCCGGCCAATCCAGTTCGCCTTCCACGTCGCAGCCGGGGCCAGCAGCCCAATTCGCCCAGGCCGCAGCTTCAGGCGCCGCGCCGGAATTTGAACCTTCAGGCACCTTCCAGGTGGTGGTGATGCCAGTGCCGACCGCATTGGCAACCCACAAATCAACAATGCGGCTGGCATAGGCATTGTTCCGCACCGCATCCCGCGACCTATCGGCAATGGTGCGGATCGCGCCATCCATCGCCTTGCGAGCGGACCCGGTTGGTGCATTCCAATTTGCGCGGCCCGCCGGCTGGCGCGCTGCAGCAAAGGCCGCCGACCTGCCAGAAAGGGTTTTGCGCAGCCGATCAAGCAAGCCCATCAGGAACCACCACCAATGACGGCAATGGTACGCGCCGGGCGCCGCTGCGTGGTGCTGACGCTGGCGGCGTAAAGCGCACTCAGCGCGCGTTCCATTTCAGCCAGCGTTGCGTATTCCACAGTGCGGTTTTCAAATGTCACCTTGCGCGTGCCGCTGGTATAGGCATCTGCCAGCACGCGCGCGCGCGTTGCGGCAACCTGAGCCAGGGCCCAGGCGAGCGTATCAGCAAACATGCGGTTTATCCTTTACCAGACGCCGCCAGCAGCCCCACCCCAGCCACGCGGGCGGAAGGCAGGGCGCGGCGGCGGTGCGGCATGGGCCGGCACGGTAGCGGGTTCATCAACCGGCGCTTCATCCGGCTGAGTTTCTTCAAGCGGCGCTTCTTCTTCAGCATCAAGCGCCAAATTCGTCTGCAGCGCGCGGCGGGCGGGCTGCATAAGGGCCAGTTGCAATTCAGCCCGCGCCCATTCCGATTCCTGCCAGCGTTCAATCCCAAGCAGCGCGGCGGCGGCACGGGCATAAACGCGGCAATCCAGCGCTTCGTTTCTCTCGCGGGTCTTCACCCATTCCTGCCGGAACACCCCGGCGCGGACTTTATGGCGGCGGATTTCTTCCGACACCAACTGCCGGCACACTTCTTCGCCGGCCAAATGCTCGGGCAAAAACACATACCCCGGCGGATAGCCTGCCGCGCTTTCGGCAGTGGGCTTTTCCAACCGCAACTGCCCGTAGAATTCCCCCTTGAGGTAGGATGATCCCACCAGCCAAGGCTTTAACTGGCCAACCCGCTTGCCGCTGCGCCGCACATCCACCTTGCCGCCTGGCGCAATGGCCTGGGGCTGAGCATCGCGGCCCTTCACGGCAATGGCGCGGCGCTGGCCAACCTTGCGCACGAAGGCATAGACCTCGGCCGTGGTGGTGCCGTCACCGCTATCCACTGCGGAAAGGCTGATCGGCAACGCGCCGCCTGCCTCATGCGGGTAGATGGTTTCAATCGCCGCCGCCACCTGCTCCCAGGTTGCCCAAGCGAAGGGGCTGCCAGCGATGATGATGTGATCCACCAGCCAGCTTTGCCGAAGGCGCCCCCAGGCCCAGATGAACAACTCGATCCGGTTGCGCTGAACGTCAATCCCGGCGGTCAGGACCAACCCGCCCTTCGGGACAGTACCAGGCGCCCAGCTTTCGCGGCGATCATAAAGCCGCTGGAATTCCGGTGCTTCACCCGCAATGCGCCAGGCGCGGCCCAGCTTTTGCTGCGTGAAGGTTTTCAGGCCTTCGGGATCGTCTTTAACTTCTTCGAATTCGGCGGCCAGGTCGGCCCATGAAATCGTTGGGCTATACAGCGCATTGATCGCGAAGCCCGCATGTTCCTGCAACAAATCCGGCTTTGCATGCACCCATTCGCCCTGCGCCAGCATCGCCGGGCGATGGATCGGATCAATCCCCGTACCGCATTCGCTGCAATGGTACTGCGCGGCTTGCGGCTGTCCCTTCGGCCAGCGGAGGCTTTCCCATTCCAGCGTCTGCTTCGTTTGGCAATGCGGGCAGGGCACCAGAAACTTGCCCTGGCTTGAAGCCTCATAAGCTGCCGTGACGCGGCATGAATCTTCTTCCGCCGGCGTGCTGACCTTTAGGATTTTCTCGCGGCCCGCATAGATAATGGCGCGTGCTTCAAGCTGGCGAACCGGATCACCGCGGCCATCCGCGTCCATCGGATAGTCAGAAACTTCTTCCATCAGCAGCACCCGGGCAGATCGCATCTGCAGGTTGGCCGATGAATTGGCGGTCAGAAGTTGCAAATACCCGCCAGGGAACCGCTTGAAGGTGGCAGTGCTTTCCTCACCGGATCGCGCCACCACTTCTTCCACGCGCGCCGCCAGGGCCGGGCTGGCGCTGATCATGGGATCAAGCTTCAGGCGGTTATAGCCGCGCATCATGTCAATCGAAGGCAACATCACCAGCACGGGGGCCGGCGTTTCGGCCATCACCTGGCCGATCAGATTCAGCGCAGCCTCAGACCCCCCGATCTGCGCGGATTTCAGGAACGTCACGCGCCTGGCCGGATGGCTGAGCGTCATCACTTCCATGATCTGGCGCAGATAGGGCACCCGATCAGTCTTCCAGCGACCAGGCCAAGGGCTGCCCGATTCGGCCGCCACAATGCGTTCCGCTTCCGCCCATTCCGCCACGTTACGCGGGGGAGCCACACGGCAAGCGAAGGCTACTGCATTTAGCAGCAGCGCCTCAGCATCACGCGGCGGAGCGGTTGGCAGCATCCTCCATAAATTCCTTGTGTAGCCCCGCCATCACGCGGCGCTGTTCATCAGCCAGGCGGTCAGCAATGGCGGCGGGGTCGGTCATTGGTGCCAGCACCACGGCCAGTTCCACCCAAGCTTCTGAAAACTTGGCCATGGCACGCCCGAAAACACTGGTCGCGGCCTGCGCTACGGCATCGGCCTTCAGCACTTCGCGCTGCTTTTCCTGCAATTTCATTTCAGCCAGCGTGGCCTCTGCGGCTTCGCGGCGGGCACGTTCTTCGGCGAAGTTCGGGGCGCCGGCCGATGGCGCAGAAAACAGCGATTCGGCGTCAGCGCTGGATGGCTTGCCAATCATCTGGTCAGCTAGGATGAAATTCACTTTGCCATCAGCCATCAAGGCCGGTGCGTCAAGCTTACCTTCGCGGATCAGTTTGGACACATACGCGCGGGAACAGCCCCGATGCGCGGCATACTCAGCCTTGGTGCCGACCGTCAATTTACCGTCAGCGGCCATCGTGAACCCCAGTGAACCGTTTCAATGAACCCTCACACTAGAAAACTCGAGCGCGTTAGCCGCCCGCATACATTTTGGGCCAGGAAGGACCCATGATGATGGGCGCGCGATTGATGTGCGGAAGGGGTGCAGGGCATGAAAAAGCCCAGATGGTGGAGCCATCCGGGCGCAGATTCGCCTATTAATGGTTTCATGCACCGAAACGTGGCAGCGTGTCAACAGCATTCTTCCGCCGCCGCAGCGTACCAAGGACGCAGCCGAGCCCAATAGCGCAGGCTACGCTTCAATAGAGGCTCGGCTCGGCGCTGATCAATCTTAAGCTTCATGGCCGTTTGCCTAATCCCCTCGCCGTTGAACACCGGCCCCCGCGTCAGGTCTTCAAGCGTTGCATTCTTCGTCACTGGATACCGCCGAGCATACCGCCGCCATAGCAGATAAACCGTGCTCACCAGCTCTTCAGCCGCCATCAACTCGCCCGTGCCATCCCCGCCCGATGGCAGCCGTTCCCGCAACTGAGACCGCACCAGCGGAATGCGCCCACCCTCCACATACTCAACCACGTACCGCATTTCCAAAGCCGCCCGCCATTCGCATTGGCCGATCCTGCCCCGTTCCGCCAACTGCGCCAGCTTGTCAGACATCAGCCGCCGCGCGGCCCTACGCTGCGCCCCCTCCGCTGCCCGTACAGCCGCCTCAGGGTCATACTGCACCGGCACACGGAAGAACGGCGCCGCGTGGCACTGAGCCGCCACGGCGCGGGCTTCCTCGGCCATCGCACGCGCATGGGCCGATTCAATCACGCGCTGAGCCATCCCATCCCCGGTGACCCATACACCCCCCGGCTGGACAACCCCAACCCCCAGAGTGATCCCCTTAACCGCCCGATGTTCCGCCATATCGCTGCCCCTTTCGCTGAATTGTCCCGCCCAACCAGAAACTGTCCCGCCCTTTGTCCCTTATCTATCTATTTATCTATCTGATTTTATTTATTATTATATACAGCGGGACAAGCGGGACATGCGGGACGCACCTATTTCCTAAATGTGCGCACATGCGACGCGCGCACACACATGAGGAAGTGCCCTGTCCCGCTTGTCCCGCTGTCCCGCACCTAGGCTTTTCAATGACTTACCCGCTTCATGCGGGACAAATCAGCCTGTCAGCGGGACAGATAGCGGGACAGTTCAATCCATCCCGAACCCCTTTGCTGCGCCCGAAGGCAGCAATTCAGGCGCCAGCCACACCGCCTGCGCCCTGTCATTCTCTCCTGAAAACCGCACGCGGGTCTTGATCGGCTGCGCGCGTATCTCAGCATCCGCCACCCTGGCCCGCAGCTGCGCCAGCACCGTGCCCCAGCGCCCGCCCTGCCATTCCGTTTGCTGGTACAGCCTGGCCAGCGATGGCCTTCGCCCGGCTGCCACATACAGCCCAACCCGCGCCGTATCCCCACCATCAATGGGGTACGGGGCCAGTCGCAGCCCTATCTCGGCCAATAGCTTCGCAGCCGGGGCATCCGGTTCCCGCAAGGTGCGTTCAACCAATACCGCCACGGTTTCCGAATGGCCGGGCCCGGTCAGTACGGGGCATGACATCAGATGCTGAAGGCAGCGCGCAGCCGTGGTGTCTTCCGCCTGTTCAGCTTCCGTCACCACCCAGCCCCAAGCCCACTGCAAGGCTTCTTCCGCCTGCGCTTCCGTCAAAGCGACATCCGCCACCATGGCTTCCCGCGCGCCGATCAGCCAGCCCAGCATATCCGCGTATCGCGGCGAACAGCCCGCGCGGTTCAGCACCAGGCGCATCATGGCGGCATTGGCGTGAATGCGCGGCCAGGCGGCGATGGCGCGGCCCCACAAGGCCGGCGCTTCCTTCTGGCACCAGGATAGCAAGGCGGATTTTTCCAGGCTTGGCACACCGGGGGCGCGGGGCCATAGCATCAGGCGCAGGATGCGCGTGGTTTCCGCAGAATTGGCGACAGGCGCGCCGATCGCGCCCATCACCGCCGTGCCCACCACTTCTGTCACCACTGCCGTCTGGCTGCCCTGCCCCCGGAAGGACCGGCTGCCTTCCCCGGTCACAATCCGGCGAAGCATAGCCAACACGCGCAGCAATTCTTCCCCTTCGAATTCATCCAGGATCATCGGCGCCGCGCGCTGATTCATGCGCTGGCGCAACCCGGCTTCCGTGGTGTCATTCGTCATTTCCCCAGCCGGGCAAAGCGCCGCCAGAATTTCCAACAGAGTGGATTTGCCCGCGCCTTCCTGCCCATCAATCATGGCCAAGGGCCGCATCGGCGCCAGCGCGCCCAGATTAGCAATCACCCACCAGCCCAACAGCATCCGATCTGACGCGGCGTTTTCCCAATTCCATTGCCGGAACATCGCTTCGGCTTCTTCCGCCAGCGCGGCACTGCCCGCTTCCGGCCGGCCATCCTGGCCATCATGCGGCTGCGCAATGGCGCGCGCCGCGATATACGCAATGCCATCCCGAATGAAGCTCGGCCTGCGGGCCCCATCGGCGAAGAAAACATTGGCGCCCGCATGCACCACGGGCTTGCCCTGATGCAGCCAAACGCCAGGGCCGCGGCGCGGCGTGGTGGGGTCAAACAATCCCACTACCGTCATTTGTTCCGCAAGCGCCTTGTGCAGCTTGCGCGGGCTATAATCCCCGGTCTTCATGCCTTCCTTGTCAAACTCAGGGAAGTAGCGCGCCGCCCAACCCGTGGCATCCCCACCCAGCAGCGCATTCAACGCGCCGCGCGCGGAAAGCTTGCCCGCCTGAATGGCGATGATCTGCCGATACGCATCAACAAACCACCAGGTCTCCCCATTCACGCCCAAGCATTCCACAGGCGCGGCGGACCAATCCAAATCTTCCGGCGGCGGCGATTCGGGCGGCGGAGCATCACCGCCCCCACCCCGGCGCTTGCCCTTGCCGCCTTCCACCACCGTCAACTGCCTGCCAGCATCATTGAGGGCGCGGTCAAATCCATCATCGAAGGTCGCCGACACGTGGAACCCCCCTATAGCCATTCGCCCGGCACAAGCGCCGCGCGGCCTCAAATTCCGATACCGCCCAGATGTATTGGCCAAGGCTTGCAAAACTGCGCCCGCGCGCACCGCCCGACCCCGTGATCCAGTCAGCGGAGACAGTGCAGACCCAAACCACATGCTGTTCCGGCGCTTCCATGGCGGATGCCATCAGCAGCACCGGCCAATCCAGCTTGTCATCGCGCAGCGCATTCACCTGGGGCAGCCGCGCTTCGTACCAAAGCGGCGTGCCGCAGCGCGGCGCTGTCATCAGCCGCCGCGTGAGGCCCAGCGCCACCATCGCGCGCGCCATGTGGCCCGCATCCTGCTTCGTGAGTTCTTCCGGGAAGGCCCAAGCAATTTGCTCACCGGCTTTGGTGCCGCGCTTGGGCGACGGCGCGTAAATGCCGGCATCCAGGCCACGCGGTACAAGATCAGGGGCGAGGGCGGCTGCGCTCAATTCACGCAACCTTCCAACAACGCGCGCATATCCGCATGGCAGCGCGCGACTTCTTCATCATTCCGCATCTTCCGCCACACTTCCGCCAGCGTCAGAAGCGTCAGCAGCTTGGCAGCCAAATCCGCGCTCATGCGTGGCCCTCAATCGGCGCGGCGGCGAAGGCGGCAGTCTGGCGCGCCGTTGCGGCCAGGATGTAGCCATAAACCAGATCGAGCGTATCTTTCCCCGCTTCTGGCCATTGATCCTGCCGCCGCCCGGCGATGGTTTTCTGAGCCATCAGCGCAGCCAGCACCTTCTTTTCCTGCGCAGGCGTCAGCCCATGCCGCGCCAGCACTTCGCGCACTTCTTTCCCGGCGGCACCAAGCCGCGCGAATTCCGCCGCATCACACATAGGCCGGGAACCTTCCACGGGCGGGCGGGCCCTGCCATGCGCGATCCTTTGGCCTGGCCGGCGCATTATCTTCCGCCGCCCCGCGCTTGCTGAAACAGCGCGCGTGATGCGCTGGGCAGTAAGCGCTATCTTGTCGCCCTTCTTCATTCCGCCGCGCCGGCGCATCGCAAAAGCGCGGTTCTTCCCCCAGCAGCCTTTCCTTGTCGCCCCACATCGGAAACTGACAGCCCCGCACCGGAAAAAGCTGCGGCCGAGGCACAGAAGCCCCAGCCGCAGAGTTCACCACAGGGAGGAAAGACAGATGCGCGGAAGCAGCCGCCGCGCTCGGCCCGGGCTGGGCAGATGCCTCAGCCAAGCTTTGGTGGGCGACGGGCGCAACATGGAACCCCCCAGCACCCGTCGCCCCAAGCCGCGGGGCACCCGTAGCGCGCGGCTTATTCTTCACACCTTCAAGCGCAATCGGCAAAGGCCGTGCATCCAGCTTCAGCCGATGCGCCTTGCCAACCACGGAACCCTTGGACACGCCAAGTTCATTGCCAATTTCAGAGAAGCTATAGCCGCGCGCATGTAATTCGCGCAGCCGATCAATCATCCCGGGCTTGTCCCATGGGCCTGGATGCGCGCTCATGACCGAAGGCACCGATCATCAACGATTCGCTTCGCGCGTTTCGCGGCGCGATCACCCAGCCGGCACAACCATTCACCGGGGCACCACAACACCCCGGCCAAAGCGCGCCATAAGGACGCACGAATAAGCGCACCATACTGACCCTTCATTTCTTCACCCCCTCCAAAATCGCCGCCGCTTCTGTGGCGACAGCAACCAAATCCAGCATTTCCTGCCGCAGCACCGCGCGCTCAGCTTGCGTGATCACGCCATCCGCAAGCGCGCGCCCGAAGGCCGCGAAAACCTCACTGGAATTCTGCCCGACTGCGGCAATGGCGCTGATCGCGCAGCCGCTGATGGGTTCCACATGCACCAGCGCCAGGCCGTGCATCGCGGCCAGCAGCTTTGTCACAACCGGCTTGCCCGCCGCGCGTTCCAAATCCGCCACAACATCCAGCGCAGGAAAGCGATCTTTCGCTTCCTGATCATAGCTTGCTGCCAGATGAGTCTTGTTCACCCGCGTTGCCGCCGCCGCCGCTTCCAGACCGCCGGCATGCTGGACCAGCACCCGAAACCCGGTCTTGAGCGCGCGACGTTCTTCTTCTGTGGTCAGGTGCATCAGCGCGCCCCCATCGCGGAACCATTCCGCATGACAAACCCGGAAGCCTTCGCCATATTCCGGCAGAGAAGGAGAATGACGCGATGCTGAAACCAATTACCGCCGCCGCCCTGGGGCTGTTGCTGATGGGGTGCAACCTGCCGGACCCTGCCGAGGGGCTTTCGCCCGCGCAGAAAGCCCGCTGCGACTATGAAGCCCAGCTTGCGACCGCCGGCATCTATAGCGGCATTGCCGCCGGTTATCAGGCGGGCACGCTGAAGGAGCGGTGCTATGATCTGCGCAGATTGGAAAACCGGGAACGCCAGCCGCCTGTGAATGCGAGCACACCCACACCCAACCGGCAGTTCAGCATGAACAGCGCCACCTTTCTGGGCGGGCTGGCCGAAGGCTGCGGCGGCGTCAGCAGCGCGCAACTTCAACGCTACCGCAGCACTGTCACCGCCGTGACGGATGACCCAGAATGGAACATGGGCCGCGCCAGCGCCACACGGGCTGACGCCGAGCAATGCGCCGCTGCGCGCCGGCGCGTTCTGGATCGACCCCGGACGCAATGACATCAGGCGGCACCCCGCAAGCGATCAACGCGGTGCACCGCCAGTTCCTGGGCGGTCACCGCCCCATTGGTCGCCTTTTCAACCGCAAGGCAGCGGGTGTCCGGCACCCCATAACGGCGCCAATCCGCAAGGGTTCGGCTGGAAATACCAATACTGCTGATAAAGGCATCAAGCCCACCAGCAGCTTCGATTGCACGGGACAAGGGATCGGACATGGCGCGACCATGCAGGATTTCTGCATACCGTGTCAATCACCTTCTGCATGGAAACGCAAAAAAGCTGCAGGCAGTATATCTGTCATGCCTCCGACCCCGCACAAAACCTTCGTTGGGAATAACCTCCGCATCGCGATAGATGCGCTTGGGCTATCTCAGGCTGAATTCTGCCGCCGCACCGGAATCGCCCCAAACAAACTCAGCAATTACCTGCGCGGGGACAATTACCCAGACCCTATCTGGCTTGTGCGGGTGTGTGACGAATTCGGCCTTACCACCGATTGGTTTTATCGGGGTGCTCGCGCGGGCGTGGCGGCCGGCGTGGCGGCATATTTGCGGGCGGCGGAGCCGGCATAGCTGGCGGCTTTGACGGCAGAGGCGATCCAGGCTCCCGGAACGCTCTTTTTGATAAATTAGGAAACATGTCGCAAAGCTAGAACAAAACGGGAAATCCCGTCAACGGCAGAATTTCTGCATTTTATGCTTGCGTGACATGCAGGAAATCTGCATATTACCTTCGTCAAACCCAGACGGAGGCCCAAGTGGCATCGCACCAAATCCTGGTTAGAGAACGCATCGACGGCAAAGATTTTGCTGTCGTTCGGTATTCTGACCGCATTCGCCTGACGTATTGCACGCGGCACATGATTGATGGCCGCCCCGTCAAGGCCGCGCATTGGCAGCGCGAAAAGGCAGCCGCCGACAAAGCCGCGACGGAGGCCGGCCAATGAACGCGATCACGCCGCAATTCGCGCCCGCCACCACGCAAGCGCTGGACGCCCTGATCCGCAGCGCCGCCAGCCACAAGGCTATGGTCCTGCTTTGGCAGGGCCGCATCGCCCGCGGCCAAACCGCCCCCTGGGGTGAGCGTTACTGCCGCCAATGCCAAGACTTTTGGACCGGCGAATTGGCGCGGACGCTCCGGCTCATCATTGAAGGCACAGAAGCCGACATTCTGACCCATGCGCCCGCCACGCAGGCGGTGCAGCCATGAACCAGATCACCCGCCCCCGCCTGGTCGCGCATTTGCTGCGCGATCCCATGGCCGCAATCTCCGCCCGGCTTGAAGACCTGCCCCCGCCGCTTTGCGCCTGGGCAAGCCTGACGCTGCGCACCGCCACCAGCGCAGATCACGTGCTGCTGGTAGCCGATGGCGCAGATGAAGCCGCCCGCGAAGCCGAAAACATTTTGCGCGGAGACAAAGACGCAACCGCCTACCGCCTGATGGCCACGCTGCTGCGCGAAGCCGCCCCAATCATCGAAGCCCAAAGAAAGGAAGGCTGAGGCATGACACACCACCCCAACCAAGCGCCGCATCGCGGCTGCTATGATTGGCCGGCCATTGAAGGCCAGCGCCTGCCGCGCAAAAGCTGGGTCGGCATGAAGCTGACCGCCCTTGTGCTGGCCAGCCCGTTACTCGCCATCGGCTTCCTGTGGATGGCCTACTATCTGGTGAAGGGCTTGGGCGTATTGGCGCTGATCTTCGCGGCGGTGCTGGCATGATCAGCACAGACCTCACCGCCGCCATCACCGTGGCGTATGATGCGCTTTCCTCCGCCGAACACGCGCCAGACCGCATGGTAGCCCTGCTACACCTGCGCCGCGCATCAATGGCCATTCAGGCTTTGGAAGCGCATGTGGCCCGCGTTGCCGCGATGGAGGCATCCCCCATCCCCGCACACTGGCGCCAGCAGCCGGTCGCGCTGGCCGACATGCCGCCCAATGTGGTGCCGATCCGCCGCGCGCGGCACATCCCCATCCATTGCATCTGAGGATCACCCGATGCCCAAGCTTCGCAAGGATGCGCCGGCGCCACTGGCTACCGCGCTTTCCTACACCCTACAGCAAGCCGCCCGCCTTTGCGGCCTAAGCACGATCACGCTTCGCCGACGCGGGGCAGAAGGCAAGCTTCGCCTATTCCGGTGCGGCGGGCGCTGCATGGTGGATGGCGACAGCCTCCGCCGAATGGTCGGCGCATTCAATCCACACTCAAACCCAAATGCAGGAGGAACCCCATGAGCAAGCACGCCGTCAGCATTAAGATTCTGACCGCCCAAGAGGCGAAGTTTATACTTGATAACGAAAACTTTCCAGGCCAGCGGCCTGTAAAGCGCGACAACGTAGACCATCTAATGTCTGAATATAATGCCGGACACTTTGACAACGGCGAATCAATTAGGTTCGCCACTTGCGCTGGCCAGCGGTACTTAATCAATGGACAGCATCGGCTTGAAATGCTGTCCAAATTAGATGAACCGCTACAATTTGTGGTGGTTACCACCAAATGCGCCACCCGAGAAGAAGTTGCTCATTTATATGCGCGAATTGATCGCGGGCGTGGGCGGAGCGTTGTTGATGCTCTCCGGGGAATGGGCCTTTATTTGGATTCTACACTATCTCAAGCGCAGATAAATGCTCTTGGAGCCTGCGCCCCGCTTTTCATGAGCAAACTTCACGGCGCAGCTGACAATCACACCCAACGGAGCGCAGAGGCGCGCGAACCATTTATCACTGAGTATCTGCCTGCTGCCACAAAGTATTTCCACGCGGTAAAAGGCAGTTTGCATGAGAAGTATTTTCAGCGCAGAGAAGTAGCAGCGGTCGGTATAGCAACCTTCAATGATAATCCAGCCAATGAGAAAGCCTACGAATTTTGGGCAGAATGCGCGGCAGATGATGGATTGACGGCTGCTGACCCCAAAAAAGCCGCGCTTGAATTTATCCGGCGTACAAAGCCAACGGGTCGCGGGACCGGCGCGCTCGCACACGGCGTGGCCGCATGCTGGAACGCTTATTACAGGGGCGACCATCTGCGATTGGTCAAAGTAATGGACCCAACAGCGCCACTAAGAATAATGGGCACGCGCTGGTGGAAGCGAAACGGTAGTGGGGGCGCCGCATGACACACCCCGGTAATGGCCGCATCGTCTTCACGCCTGAACGCTGCGCGGCACTGGCAGAAGATTGGCAAGCTGGCGTTGACGCCAGCCTCATCATGGAACGGCTGAACACCATGCCCTCCGCCTACCCCGTTTTCAGCCCGCTTGCGGTCATGGACAAGGCCCGCGCACTCGGCCTGAAGCGGCCGGAAGGCTGGATGCGCGCCAAAAGACAAACCGCCAAACCACGGACCTGGACGAATGAACGCCGGGACCTTCTGCACAACCTAATCAACCTGATCCCGGATGATGATTTGCTGGAAAGGCTGAACGCCCTGCCCGGCCCGGCAGTGCGCAACCGGCGGTCCATGCGGGACAAAGCTCAGGAACTTGGCTATCTGGCCGAACGCCCGCGCAAATCCGGCCGCAATCAAGGCACCTGGACAGAATTGCGGGTATCCTTCCTGCGCAAAAACTATGGGCGCATCCCGCCGGCGGAATTACTTGTCGCGCTGCAATACATGCCCGGCCCGGCCATTGGCAGCATGAAAACCGTGCGCAGCGCGGCGGTGCGGCCGGGCATTAAAAGCGCGGGGCTGGTCAGGAAACCACCCCCACCTCGCGCATCCCGCGCACATAGGCCACGCCCCACCCTGGCCACCAGCACACCCGAACCCGAACCGCGACCCCTGACGATTGAGGAACAGGATGCGATCATTCTGGAAAAACTCGCGCGAATCGAAGCGCAAGCGATGAAGCTGTTCAGCCGCCGAGAAAGCGCCGCGACAGTAAGCGGATCACTGAAAATCCCCCTCCGCGAAGCCTTCCGCCTGCAAGCGGTGCATCGCGAACAACAGAAGGAAGCCGCGTGATGGGTGACTGGCAACCAATCGAAACCGCGCCAAAGGATGGAACAGCCGTTCTTGTATGGGATGCCTATGAAGGCGCACTTACGGTTGGCTGGGTAGTGGCGAAGTATTTGGCCAATTATGGATTTTCAGTAGGGCGCATGACCACGGATTTATACAATTCGGGGCGTATGGGATGGGCTCGCGCGACGCCCGACCTCGCCGGGTTCCACCTTAAGCTAATAAACCCCACCCACTGGATGCCATTGCCGGATTCACCGCTATCAAGGGATGAAAGCAATGACTGACCGCCCGATCCTATTCAGCGCCGAAATGGTGCGCGCCATTCTGGAAGGCCGGAAAACGCAAACGCGGCGGAAGATGAAGGTTCAGCCATACCCTGATTCTATTGTGACCGTTGAACACTATCACCAGACCGTGATCGACCGGCACGGCGACATGCAGCCCGGAAAGGAAATCTTCGGCGCGCATTGGGATGATGGCGAGTTTGGCCTGCGCTGCCCATACGGCGCCCCAGGCGACCAGCTTTGGGTGCGGGAAACTTGGGCGCCTCTTCCAGGAAGTGTCGTGTTGAACGTGGCTTTCTATCGCGCTGACACTAAAGCAGCGCCGGACGATGTTCGCTGGCGCCCCTCAATCCACATGCCGCGATGGGCTTCGCGCATCACGCTTCGCATCACGGATATTCGCGTGGCGCGGTTGCAGGACATCGAAGGCCAGCATCCAAGCGAAAGCGACGCAATAGCTGAAGGCGTCCGCGCCATTCACCACGGAGACGGTGAGTATTACTACAGCGCGCTTCGGGACGAGCCGCACCCAGAGAATTGGTGCGACCCGGCAGATGCATTCAAAGAACTTTGGAACGAGATCAACGGCCCCGGCGCATGGGAAGCAAACCCCTGGGTGTGGGTGGTGGCGTTTGAGAGGGTGAAGCCATGAGCAAGATCGTGGAAATGCAAAACCTTGGGCGCGTGGAGCAGACCGGCGCACACAAGCGCGCATCTGCAGCCGTGGTGGTCTGCTTTGTCGAAGACGGGCCAAGCTTTATCGCGATCAATTTGAAATCACCACCAGGGCAATTCAACGCGGCACAAGCGCGCGAGTTGGCCGCGCTGCTGTACAAAGGTGCCAACATGCTTGATGGCGCGAAAGGGTGAAGCCATGACCGACCGTCTTCTCACCCGCCCCCAGGTCGCCGACCTTTTCCAGATCAGCCCCCGGCACTTGCAGGATTTGGAAAAACAGCACTCAATCCAACCACCAAGGCTTGGCCGGGCGGTGCGGTATGACACAGCCACAATCCTGCAACTGAAGGCCGCGTTTCAATGCCCCTCACGCTCACCCGCCACGGCGCCAGTGGCGCTTGGCAAATCGTCGGGACCGTTGCCGGGCAGCGCATCCGGCAATCTGCGCGGACGACTGACCGCCGCCTCGCGGAAGAAGCCAGGGCCGAACTCGAAGCCAGCCTGTACCGTAGTGCCGTTTTCGGCGCGCGGGCGGTAGTTACCTGGGACCAGGCCGTCAATTCCTATCTGGACGCAGCGCCGCGCAGCGCCGCGGAAAATGCCCGGCTGCTGCGCCTGCTGGATAGCCTGACCGGCAAGCGGCTTTCAGACATCAGCCAAGCCACGATTGACCGCGTGATCCAGGCACGGTGCCGCCCGGGCGCGCAGCCTGCCACGAAACTGCGGGAAGTGATCACGCCCGTCCGCGCTGTGCTGGCCCATGCCGCCAGGCGCCAATGGTGCGATATGCCAAACTTCGAAGCGCCGAAGGGCGCCAGCGGCGTCAAGCGCACCCGATGGCTCACCCCGGCCGAGGCCGATACCCTCACCGCCGCCGCCGCGCTGCATTTGGCGCCGCTGATCCTGTTCTTGCTTGGCACCGGCGCGCGGCTGAGCGAAGCGCTGGCGCTGCAATGGGCCGATCTGGATCTGACACATGGCCGCGCGCTGCTACGCGACACCAAACAGGGCCGAGACCGCGTGGCAAGCCTGCCGCCGCGCACCGTGGCAGCCCTAGCCAACCTGACGCACCGGGAAGGCCATGCCTTCCGCCCGCCCGCCAAGCGCGGCAAGCAGCCGCTGGCCTATGCCGACACGGGCGGGCTGTATGGCGGGCAGATCGCCAGCGCCTGGCGCGGCGCATGCAACCGCGCCGGCATAACCGATGCCTCGCCCCACACGCTGCGCCACACCTGGGCAAGCTGGCATTACGCGATGCACCGGGACCTGATGCGGCTGAAATCGGAGGGGGATTGGAGCACGGTCAGCCAAACCGAGCGCTACACGAAACTGGTGCCGGGCACGATGGCGCCGGAAATTCGGAAATTTTTGGGGCTGAACAAGCCCAATAAGCGCGCGGCAGCCTGATTCGCACCGCCCGGCATTTGTCAGAAACTTGCCACTGTTCCGTTCTTGTTCATGCCTTTTAGTGCCATTCTGTTCCTGTTGGCCGCAAAAATATCCGCGCTAAGCATTTGAAATCATGGTGCTGTTGGAGAGGATTGAACTCTCGACCTCTCCCTTACCAAGGGCGCGGCCTATCCTGAATTGTGTTTTTCTATCAATACCTTAAGCATAGCCCGCCCATGCCGCGTGTCAATTTTGTGCCCCGGCCATTGGAGTCTATGTCCCAAAACGCTACATCCTCGGATGCAGAAAAATGGGACATGACCACCATTTCCCCGCCATCAGGAAAATGCTCATGCCCCCGGCCAGGCTTCCAGCACCGCCGCCGCGCGGGCGTAGATCGCCCGCCGATCCGCCAACCCATTCCGCCCGCCGTTCACGCGCAGCGTGATGCTCTCCACCATTTCCCCGGCGCCCTGATCCGCCAAATCATTCAGCCGGTTATCCGCCCAGAACAGCCCCGCAGACATCGCCGCACCTTCGCGCGTGGCGGCCCAGGCGGCCGCGGCTTCTGGCGTATCCAGCCCATACACCTCAGCCAGCCGCGTGAAATTGCGCCGCCCCGTGGTTTGGATCAGGCCGCGCGCGCGAAAGGCCCATCCATCCCCCGGCTTCACATTGCCCAGGTCTCGGCGCCCGCCATACACGAAATTCGCCAGCGCTTCCGGGTCGCGCACGTAGCGCGCGGCCTCAGCCTCAGTCGCGAATCGGCGCGGCCATACCGCCTGGATGCGGCCGGCGGTGCGATAGAACAGGTCTTCTTCGGTGACGGTCAGGCCTTTGCTTTCATGCCCCACCTGCGCCAGGAAGTGCGCCACGCGGCGCGGCGGGGTGATGGCGTAGCGCTGCATTGCCGCATCCAGCCATACCACCCAATCGCCCCGGCCCGGGAAAATTGCGTCAAGCTGCTTGGCGGTAATGGCAGGATCAGGAACAGACATTTTCACCTCCGGCGCAGGCGCAAAAATGCGCTTGAACCAATTCATGACTGCACCAGCCCGCGCACCAGGCGCAGCTTCGCGCGGCAATCTTCGCCGGCATCAACCGTGTCCAGCATCCAGCGCGCGACCGCGTGATCATCCATGGTCAGTTCAAGGGCGGGCTGGGGCTGGCATTCCAACAGGCTGGCGGGCACCGCCACCTTGGGCTGCGCGCAACCCGTCAAGAGCAGCCCGCACAGGGCCGCTATCAGCGCAGGAATTCGAAGCTGGCGCACTGTTCACCGCCCTTCTGATGGGTTCCATTTTCGCCCGGCGCGCGGCGCTTTCCGCCGCCGCCTGTTCAAGCGCGGCAATCGCTTGGTCGCGCGCCGCCACCTCAGCCTCAGCCGCCGCAGCCCGCGCGGATGCGGCATGGCGCCCCATGCGTTCCAGGCTGGCCCAGCCGATCAGCAGCGCAACCACACCCGCCAGCACCGCAAACCGGCCAATGGGCGAGCGGATGAACGCCAAGGCAGCGATCATCACTTCTTTTCCGGCAGGATTGCGGAGACCAAGCCAAGCATCACCGTGGCCACCAGCGCATAATGCGTCAGCGCGCCGTCACCCCGATCCAAGCCCGCCAAACCAAGGCAAACCCACACCAGGCTGCGCATGGTGCCGGGCTCCATCATGCGGTCACGCAAATAGGACAAAGCTTTCATGATTCTTCCCCTTCATCGGTTTCAGGCCAAAGCATTCTTTCCACGGTCATGTGCAGCCCACGCATCAGCGCCGGGCTTTCAATCGGCACGGAAACCACCCGGACGCGATCGGCGTATTCCGCCGTGATCATGATGCTGACAGGCTTATCGGCCAGCACATCTTCCAGCGCCGCCACCGCATGCGCGGCCAGGTCAATGCGCGCCGGCACAGGCGGCTTTGTGCTTGCAGCCATGCGACCCCCACTTTCATGCTTTGCGTTAAAACGTGAAGGTTCAGCGCCACCCGAAGGCGGAAACCGGGCTGGCCCAATTCAACCCGAAGGCCAAGCCAGAAGCCTGCGTGTTGCTCACTTCCAGACCGAACCGGAAGTCGTCCAACGCGCCTTCACTGGCGTGCCCGGCAAGCCGCGCAGCATCGGGCCGCGTAATCCGCACCAGCTTGCCGCCCGCTTCCTGAATAGCCCGCGCTTCATTCTCAAAGCGCATGTCATCCACAATCACCGCCACACCTTCAGCGCGCAGCCGATTCGCGCGCATGATGGCCAGGCGCACCCAAATATCGGAAGCCATGGCGCCCCGGCCCCATTCCGTGCCGAGCGTTTGCATGGTGTAGCGCGGCGTCCGCCCCGCCAGCGCTTCCATCGGCTGGGCTTTCAAATCACCTTCAAGCGCGCGTTCGACCACATCCACAGGTTCGCCCGCTTCGATCAGCAGCGCCGCCACCATGGCCTTCAACGGCGCGGCGAATTTCACCACCCGCCAGCCATGGCCAGCCATAGCCGCTGCCAGAGTAGATTTCCCGGAACCAGGTGCGGGGCCGTAAAGCCCAATGAGCGGCGCCATCACGCCACCGCCACGAATTTTACTTGCTCACGCGCAGCCGGTTCATCGCAGAACACGTTGAACGGCAAATTGCAGCCAAAGCGCGGATGCACGAAGAACAAGCTTTGCGTCGGCGGCGCGAAGCTGTAGCGCTGCATCCGCGAATATTCATCAAACCCCTTCAAGGTTCCATTGACCACAAGCCCGCTATGCGGCTGCCAGATGCTTTGATGGAAATGGCCCAGCAGCAGCACATCAAAGTCGCGCCCAAGGGAACGCTCCGCACGGCCAGTCTTGATCGCGCCGCGCATGATGGGCCCCAGCGCGCCGATAAGCCCGTCTCCGCCCTTCACGCCCAATTCATGCCCGTGCATCGCCAAAAACCGCGTGCCGGCCACCTGGAAAAGCGCATCACCGGAAGCGGGTATCTGCCAGGTGATGCGCGCATCATCGCGCAGCCGATCCGATAGCGCCTCATAAATCGCGTGGTCAAAGCAGCTTGTGGCGCCACCCTTGGCCATGGGCTTCTTCGTCAAGCGCCCATGGTTGCCCGGCAGACAGACGGCATGCACCTTGCCGAAGGCTTCAGCCAGGCGCAGCAGCGCAGCATGCAAGCGGCTCACACACCAATTCGCCGCAGTCGGCGGTGCGCACCAATCCGTGCGGAACAATTCTTCGTGCAGCCAGCCGGATACAAAATCCCCACCCAGCACCACCACAATGCCGGCATACTCAGGCGTTTTCACGTGATGAAAGGCCAAATGCAAAACGCGATCTATCACGGATTTCACGCGCTTGTCGGCAATGGCCGCGTTGAATTCATTGGCGCCATGCACCTGCGCCGAATCAACCGTTTCCCCAATATGCCAATCGCTCAGCATCAACACCGGCACGCCCGGCGCATCCTTGCCGGCAGGCACGCGCACGGTCCATTTCGGCGGGGCTTGGGGGTTTTCATGCAGCTCAGAAGACAGCGCGCGGAACTTATCCGCCTGGGCCGCCTTGGCATCCGCTTCCGCAAGCTGGCGGGCCAGCTCCTTATTCTTCGCCTGCAGGGTCTTAAAGCGCACCCGTTCTTCCGCGTTCATTTCCTGCAGGCGCGGGGCGCCGCCATCCTTGTGCCCTTGGCCTGGCGCCACTTTCAGCCCGGCTTCACGCGCACGCCGCAGACGATTGTGCATGGCGTTATGCCCAATACCCAGCGCCTGCGCCGCGCGCATTTTGTTGTGCCCAGCCTTGTCATAGGCCTTCACCGTCCTGATAAGCTCGGCACGGCTGAGCGGGACAGGGGGCATCCTACAACTCCTTCACTTGCAGCTTTACGTTGCGTTCAAGCGTGCGGCCGCCCGCCGTCACAATCCGGCAGGTAATGGTGTAATCAGTGCCCGCGACCCCGCCGGAAAGCCAGGCGGTCGCCACGCCGCCCAGCACGAATTGCGGGCCTGCGGTCAATCCCGCCGGCACGGCCCAGGTTGCGCTGCTGATGGTGTCTGCGGGGCTAATCAGCGCAAGCTGATCAGACCAGTTCAGCGCATAATCCAGCACATCGGCCGGATCCTTATCCGGCCAGCGCAAGGTGGCAATCGGCATGTGG